TTTCGATCGTCTTCATTCGTGATAGAGTTGCAAAGGTATTAAGATCGGGTTTCGAGGGCTTCATTGGAAGCGCGGAGACTCCAGATACTGCAGCTATCTTAAATACACGCGGCATCCTTCTATTAAACTCACTAGTAGCTCAAGGGTTAATTACTCAATATAGAGGGTTCTCAGTGGCAAGAGATGAAGTCGATCCAAGACAATGGAATGTATCTGTTAGAGTACAGCCGACGTATCCCGTGAATTTTATTTATATTAAAGTTAGCCTAGGTCAAGTATAAAGTTCAACCAACTTATCCGGCGTTATATGGATAGTTATGAAAACAAACTTTACTGACAGGCAGCTTAATAGAATAATCGAATTATATAACCAAGATATAGGGTCGCGCAAAATTGCAGAAATAATGAAAGTTAATCGTAGCACTATTGTTCGGGCTTATAAGCAACTTGGATTGGATAGTGCATCTAAAAAGACGCCGCGTTTTGCATATAAGGCAACTGAAAAATGTTGTAAAATATGTGAAACAATAAAAGATATAGATAATTTCAGAAAACGAATTAGAAAAAGTGACGAGCGTATTTCTTATGAATGTTATTGTTTAATGTGCGAGGCAGGATATCAAAATGAAAAACATAAAAAACGGGCTAAGAAATTAAGACAAACAGATCCTAATTTTGTTATTAGGCGAAGCGTTTCATATTTTATATGGAAAAGTCTTAAAAATAATGGTTCCAGTAAAAATGGAAAAAGTTGCTTAAACTATTTAGACTATTCAATAACAGATCTTAAAAATCATTTAGAAAAACAATTTGAGCCGTGGATGACATGGGATAATCATGGTAATTACGACCCGCAGACCTGGAACAATGAAGATTATTCTACTTGGACATGGCAAATTGATCATATAATCCCTCAAGCAAATTTACCTTATATGAATATGTCAGATCTTAATTTTAAGAAGTGTTGGTCATTAGACAATCTTAGACCGCTAAGTTCTAAACAAAATCATTATGATGGTGTAAATAAAATTAGGCATAAAGCTGCATAATATAATAATCAGGGAGATATAAATGGCTAATGCACCGAACACTCAATCAACATTAAGTTATGATAATGGTAGAAATAAAACTAGTACTTCCATTTCAACCAATATCATTATTATGGTTGGAAAAAATCCGGTTGGAGCAGTCCAATCTATGTCAATCTCTGAAAAAAGAGGCATCAAACAAATAGATGAAGTAGGCACTGACGGACACGTTGACTCTGTTCCAAACGTATCTACTAACATAACTGGAAGTTGCGACAGAATTAGATTTGATCGATTAAGAATTGCGGAAGCTTTTAGTCGAGGATTTGTTCACGTTGCCTCTCAAGCATATCCTTTTGATATTGTTATCATAGACAAGCAATCAAGAGACTCTGGAAATCAAATATCTACCATTATTAGAAATGTTTGGATTGATGGTATTGATTATGCTTATACTGCTGGTGACTGGATCATTACTGATAAAATGACCTGGCAAGCTGAAAGAATTTACAGCATACTTAATAATGGATCTTCGGACGTTACTAGTGGCGGTAACCCTGTCGCAATGGGCGGCACAAGAAAGATTGAATTTGAAAAACCATCATCAACTGCTGATGGAACGACCTTTATTGAGAGGTTGGCGGACACCGGCACGGCTGGTCGAGGCGGCTCTCTAGATGCTGCTGGGCTTATTGATATTGGATCTACTGGAAACTATTTCTAATCAATATAAATATAGCTTAACTCTATAATAGTAAAAATATCCTGTAAATTGATATATATAATATCAGTTACGGGATATTTCTTTTAGTGGAGTTAAAGATGCCAGAATTCAAAAGCAGTTTGGGAAGTAAATCATTTACAGGACAACAGTTTCAGGAGTTTGACGTTCCTGATGAAAGCGGACCTCAAAATTATTCACCTCCGCCAAATCGTAATAGGTCATATAATGCACCTCCTGATATGGATTCCATTAGAGACTTTCAAAATAGAATGCAATCAGAGCAGGAGCAACAAGATCCTGCTGAATTTGAAAGAGAAATAAAAGAAGCTAGAGCCGCAAGAGAGGCTAAAAAAGCAGGCAAAGAGCGTTTAAATGATGGAGCCAGACGCCGCATTGAAATGTTAATTGGTATGACGCGAACTACTCGTGAAGTAGATTTATTAGAAGGCAATGTATTTGTATTACAAACTCTTCGTTCTAAAGAAATGCGTGAAGCAATTATGGCGGCTGCAGAATATGATGGAACCGTTCAGTCCCCATTTGAGATTAGAAGACAATTATTGGCAAGGTCTTTGGTGCAGGTTGCCGGTGTCGAGGTGGCACAGTTCGTGGGCTCCAATACGCTAGAGGCTCGCCAGACGTTGGTGGATGATTTGCCAGAAGAGCTACTTAATAGATTATTTGATGAATATCAGAAAATGGTTGATGATGCGAGAGATAAGTTTGCGCTTAAAAGTGCGGTAGACGCCCAGGAGGTCGTTGAAGACTTAAAAAAATAATATATGAACCGGAACATCGTTTTATATGGTTTCTTTGTAAAAAGTATCAAATAAAGCCAGATGATCCATTTATAATTGATATGGATCCGGTTCAAAAAATGTGGATGTATAGTAATTGGCAGGCAGATCAAAATGATGAAGCCGAACTTGCTAAAAATCACGCATATCTATTAGCATCCTTTTGGAATCCGGAAGCGGTTCAAGAGCTTATGGGTAATGGAAATACTCATAGTTCTACAGATGAAGAGTTTGAAGAATCAAGCAGGATGGTAAGGTCAGAAAGTTTAGAGATGTTAAGTGCTCTTAAAGAAATGGAGCAACCAATTAAGAAGCGACGCAGAAAACAAATTGTTAAACAGGACTGACTAAATGAGCGATCTGACACCGGAACAAATAAAAGCTTTAAATGAGGAAATGGCTAAAACTGGCACCACTGCCGATCAGGTGCTTGGTAAAATAAAAAATTTTACATCCGCCGCCGCTTCTAATTTAACCGGCTTAACTGCTTTGGTGGGTAAAGTTTCAACAGGATTTTCAGATTTTGGAGATACTCTTAAAAATATATCTAATGATATGACTGGAGTATCAACAAAATCTGAAGGCGCCAAGATAGCATTATTAGGTTTGACTGGACTTGCAATTAATGCGAGAGTAGCTTTTGAGGGATTAGGCGGAGTAGATCCTGGCAATATTAATACTTTTAGCGGTCAACTAAGGCAATTAGAAGAATCACTAAGTGGAACTCCGTTGGCAGCGTCACTTGCTAAAAATTCAATTACATCTATGTTAGATGGCATGAAAGATAAAATAGCTCCAGATATTTTTAAAAATCTCAAGTCCAGTTCGCATGGAGTAGTTCTTAAATTTATTACCGATATGGCACAAAAAGCAGACAATATGACTAGGCTGCAAGCAAGTCTTATTGCGGTATCTGCAGCGACCGGCAATTTAAGCAATATTTATGAGAAGGCAGGTGCTGGTCTCAATAATATAAACGCTGTTTTGGTGAGGCACGAAGATGCCATGCACGCAACCGTTGCTGCAACAGGTGCAGCGCCAAAAGAGGTAGAAAAATATTATATGGCATTGGGTCATGTTCCAGGCGCATTAGAATCAATTGTTAGTAGCGGAACGGCTGCCGGTGGCAATATGAATATGTTAACTGCAGTTATGAAAATGGCGGCGGGCAATGGAAGGGCAGTAGAAGCGGTTACTAAAGATATGGGTGATGCGTGGAAAAGTTTCGCGATGAAAGGCGAAGTAGCATTAACGTTTGTTAATCGTTTTAGTGAATTAGCTAATAATTTGGGAGTTGAATTTGATGATATGAAAGCTGCATTATCAGGAGCAGCTGGAGCTTTTAAAGATATTGGTGATGCAGGTAAACATCAAGAAGGCATAGTAGATGGACTTACCAATATGATGAACAAGTATATCTTTTCATTAAAAGAAGCTGGAATGACTGGAAAGCATGCCGCTGATGTTGCGGCAGGCGTAGCTGATGGTTTTACAAAAATGACCGTCGGACAAAGGGCATTTTTATCAGCACAAACTGGTGGACCTGGTGGTTTGTTGGGAGGACTTCAAATTCAAAAAATGCTCAGAGACAATGATATCCCTGGCATGCAAAAAAAGATGATGGAGGCTATGCAGAAACAGCTTGGACCCATTATAACTATGGATGAAGCATTAAAAGGTGGACAAGCCGGAGCCGCTAAATTTGAAAGACAAACTCAGATGATGATGAAAGGTCCACTAGCAAGCGGTATGGGAATAAAAACCGAAATGGACGCAGCCAAGATGCTGGAGGCGATGAAAGCAATGCAAGAGGGAAAGGCGCCCAAAGAATTAGGTAAGGGACCAGACACCCTCCAAGCTGCTATAAATAAGGGAACAGACATTGAAAAGCAAACTTATTCAGAAGTAACTAAAACAAATGTTAGATTAGACGCCCTTAATCGTAGTACAGACTTTATTGCGGGCGGATTTGCGGCAACTAATTTTGGAATAGCTCGTGGGGCAAATGCAGATTTAAGTAAATTACAAAAGGCGCGCGCGGAACAGATGTCAGCGGCGGGCAAGGAGGGCGGTGTCGGGGCTGAAAAACTTGGAGTAGATATGAAGTCCAATGGAGCAATGACAGACACTTCTGCCGAATCACGCGGTAAGGCAATTGTGGGCGTTGTAAATTGGGTTAAAGATTTGGGCGGAATGCTCTCCGGAGCCCTTAGCCCACTAACAAGTGCGCTATCTAAAGGCGATAATAAAGAGATAAATAAAACTAATGCCGATTTAACAAAAGAAATTAATGCACTAAGAACCGCTAAGGGAGCTACTGTTGGACAAAAGGCTTATGCGGATGAACTTAGCGCCGCTCGTGATAAAGCAATGAAAGCATATGTTGCTATACCTGCCGCAACTACTGCGGCTGCCGCCCCGCCGCCAGTGGCTTTACCGACAGCTAAGAAAGGTGAAAAGCCAACCACCCTTAACGACGCTATGGCTGCTGCCGTGGCGCGTGATCGTGGCGAGCCCACTATGCCAGTTGGCGAGAAGGAAAAAATCGCTGCCACATTAACGCCCGCAGGAGCGCCAGCTACCAAAGAATTAACATTGCCAGAACGTGCTCCATTGCCATCAGGCAAATCGATGGAGGAGTTGGCTAAAGATGCCGCTGCTCGTGGCACTGCCAAGAAGCCTGAGGTACCAGGAGCACCAGGTTCACATACTGTAACCAAAAACGTTGAAGACGCTGGCGGAAACAATATAGACATTACCGTAAAAGTTACACCTAAGGGCGGAAGCGATCAACATAGAAATATTACTGCCAATAGGCAATCACCCTAATAAGGAAATCAAATGGCACTCTTGGACGATCTCAATTCAGCGCAAGATTTTTTAAATCAAAATAATCCTTTAACTCAAGGTCAAAAGGATAGTTTTAGAAATAATGGTTTTGCCCTTCCATCTACTTATCAAGCAGATGGCAATGGTTTGCCTTACAATAATGTTCCAAGTGATCGTGAAGCTCAGTTTAAAAGAAATATTATTACTTGGTTTATACCACAATTTGGAATTGTTAGAATGTATGTAAATCCCGAATCAATTAGTTATGCTCACAAGAAGAAAATTACTAGTGAAAGAACCAAAGGTGGATTTACTTTACAATATTGGGGAGAAGAATTAACTGCTATTAATATTTCTGGCACAACTGGCAGTTCAGGTATTGAGGGAATAAATGTATTATATGAAATGTATAGGGCTGAGCAATATGCATTTGATTCTACTGGATTAACATTAGCAGCTAATAATCATAATGATGACCTTAGCCATAATTTAATAAATGGAGCATCTTCTTTATTTGGAAGTGGTTCGGGAGTTGCAAGTACATTAATGGGCGGTATATTAGGAGTGGACTCTCCAAATAATACTTTATCAGCTAAAAATATTCCATCTTTAGGGCAGTTAGCTTTCACGGTAGAAATGTATTATAATGGATGGGTTTATCGGGGATATTTTGATAATATGACGGTTACTGAAAAAGCATCAAGCTTTGCCATCGAATATTCAATGGTATTTATGGCAACACAAAGAAGAGGCTATAGGACAAATTATTTTCCATTTACAAGAAGTGCAAAAGATGGACCAAGCGAATATACTTCTCCACATTCTTTTTCAGGAAATATTAAAACAGGTAAGTAAGCATGGGAAAAGATTTTTTAGGAGCATTAGCCGGAGCGATTAGTAGTCAATTTTCTTTAGGAGAAAATACTAATCATACTTTAGATGCTGTTGATATTGATACCGGTAAAAATGTAAAATATGGTTCATTGGGAGATTTTGCTCAACATTTTGACCAATCTGCTGAACGAAAATATGTAGAAGAGGGCTATTTAAGAATAGATCCTTTTACTACCAGTCCTAAACAATTTGAAATTTTAATGCAGGAGCCTACTGCAACAGTTTTGGTTAAGAAAAAAATGTTTTCTTCTGTGGGCGATAATTTTAGACCAGACTTTATGGATGCTGATGAAAAGGTTTATTATAAAGCAATGCGAGTCTTATTTCAAAATAAGTGCGCGCAAATAGCAGCTTTAGAAAAATTATCTAAAATACAACAAATTACCGACTCTATGGGCAGCGTTTCAGAACAATTAATGCCTATCATTTTTTCTTTAAGCGATAGTATTAGTAGTGGATTTTCAACTCCTTTTGGTGGATCTAGCAATCCGCTTCAAAATGCAGCAAGCTCTTTTTCTAAAACAATAGATAATCTTAGAAAAGTTTATGGATTTAATAGAACTAGTAAAGTTACTTCTTGGATTACAGATAGTACTAATCTATTTCAATCACAATTTGGACAAGGCACTGGAACTATTGAAATAACTAATTTTACTAGCTTAACTACTACCACCAGCACTGACTCTCTAGGTAGTCCGGGAACATTTTCTATTACTATTTCTGACCCCTATGAAGCGATGTTAATTACAGAATGGGATATTGAAAAGGCTATTAGTGATGCGACTAATATGTTTTATAATAGCAAAATAAATCAATTTGCTAAAGAATCTTCTACTACACTTATTAATGATCTAACTGTTAGATTAAATAATACTAGAGCCGCCAGAAATGCCAGCCCTATTAGCTTAAAAATATCTCCAGAAACATTATTAGGAAAACGCGTCACTGCTATTTTTGATAGACTTGGTATTGAATTGCCATTTGATTATGATAGCACTTCTGCGGCTTCTATTTTTTCGGGTGGCGCATTTGGTGGTGGAGCTACGATACCGCCGGAATATTTAAAAGGCGGAGAAATAGCGGGCAATGATGGATTAGACCCACAAAAGAAAAAATTCTTTAATATAAGAACTAAACATAATCAACAAAAAAGAACGCATGAGGGTCGAGATTCTGAAGTATCTCTTTTTAGTAGATTAATTAGCACTATTTATAGCAAATTAAGTCAAGATGCAAACTCTCAAGCAGCCTTTGTATTTAATAATGCAAAAAATAATTATGCAAGAAAAAAATTAAGATTCAACTTTTCCGGAAAATTAATTATTCAACCAATGGATGTTGTTCATATTTATATGAATTCCAAAAGTAGATTTGATACTAAACTATTATCTGGATTAAATAATATGTTTAGCGGGGTGGGTATGTTGCAAAATTTGAACAATACTCTCACTGGACTTAAAACTTCCTTTAATACATTATTTAATCCTTCTGGCGACATACCATTACAAATTGAAAAGGCAGCTTTTGTAGGATCTGATTTTCCCAATTCTTTATGGAGTTTAGTTCGAGGACAATTTGTTTCTGAAAATGAAGGAACGCATGTATTTGCTGGTGTAGTAGAAACTGCTAGCGATCAGTGGTCGGATGGTAAATTTACTGTTAGCATCGGCGGGAAAGATAATACATTTTATTTTGAACAAGGCAAAGTTAATTTTAAGCCTGGTGTAGATGTTTACGCCGGCAAAATGTTTGATCCATTAACTCCCTTTAAAAGTAGTTTTGATACAATTTCTAGTACATATTCTAATGATACTCCAGAATTATTGCCTGAAAATAAATTTTTATTAGGAGCATCAGAGGGCGAAAAAAGAAGCGGATTAGTAAAAAGTAAACTAGGTCGCTATGCGGGAATGTTAGTTAATGAAGCAGATGTTATTAATGACCGAAGTGTAGACCCGGTAACTGGACGTGTTACAAATGTATTTTATGCTCCAGATGGATTAGTTTATAAATGGAAAGAGGGCATTGGTATTTTTACTCAGTTTGGCAGCAATCTATCTATGAATGATGCTAGTCGAGTAGGAAATCCAAATATTGCTAATGAGCCATTTGCTGGACAAGATGTTATGAATGTTTTGTCTTTATTAATTACTGGCGTGCCATATAATTTTGCTACCTATTATAAGGCTACTCAAAATTTTGACGGCGCCGCCCCCAATCCACAGAGTAAAGAAAATGCGGCACACGCTTTTTCATTATCTCTCAGAAATGATTTAGTTAAAAGCAATACGTTGTGGGGGAATTTTATACCATTTAAAAATTTAGTTTTAGATGAAAGCTCATATGTTTTAGCGCTAAATACACAAACCAGTATTATCAATAAAAATAGAGAGTTAGATCGTCAAATACGGGAGCTTAAAGAATTAAATAATAAAGCAATGATGTCAAATGCAATAAATGTATTATCACCTACCACTACTAATGGAATAGATAATTCAGATTTTAATACGGTACAGGAACAATATAAAATTTTAGATGCACAAGTTCAAGAGTCCATGAAAGCAATTGATGCAGAGAATAAAAAATTTCATGCCGCCTCTGGCAACTTTGACACTTCTTTTGATTCTACAGATTTTACAGATGTTGATTATGGAGATAAATCTGTTAGTAATGCAGCTCTTAATAGAAATGTAAGGCGGCAAATAAATTTTCTTACTAGAAGAATGTCTTACAATGTTAGAGCCAATGATGATAAAAATTTATTTATTGTAGATGATACTTATGATAAAGATAATGATATTTTAGCTTTTGAAAAATCTTTAACTGATGGAATAAAACTTTATAATAATGAATTTACTGATGTAAAAGAAAAAATTAGTGGCGTTGCACAACTTCTTAATTTAGAAGTGTTCTGTGATTCGCAAGGACATATAAGAGTTAGATCTCCACAATATAATAGGATGCCGAGTTCAGTATTTTATAAAATGATGCATCTTAAAGAAACATTAAGTATACAAATATTTCCTGAATTTTTAAATAATTTATTTAAAAGCAAACTAGATAATCTAAGAACTAGATTAGAAATTTTAGAAGATCAAATTAGATTAGATGGTGCCGTTCTAGATATGAATACTGATGACGAGGTCATACAATTTACGCGCAATAATCTTGGAACTTTTAGTTTGGGATCTGGGTTTGCTTTTATTTCTGATGAAAATGGAGCCGTAACAAAAATTGATAATTTAATTAAAGCTGCAAACCCTGACGCACCGGCAGGAGATAAAAATAGTTTTAATAAAATTGAGGTGCAGGCAGCATTTATTCAAGATGTATTTACAAACTCACAGAAATATAGTGCCTTAACTCAGGCATTAAACGTGCAAGCGGTCAATGCTAAGGGAATAAGTACGGTTTCTCCAAAATTTTTAAGTTCAGATAATACTAGAGTTAACGATTTAGTAAAAAGAATTAATACTAAATCAGGCTTGCGAGTTGATAAAAAAGATTATTTAATTAATTCAGATGCGCAAATTGTTATAGTTCAAGCGCCTCTTGGTACACAGATTGATCTTTTTAAAGTAGTAGAAGAAATGTCAACAAAATTGAGAGAACATCAAAAAGTATTAAAACTTTTTTATAACACTATTAAAAATGCACGCGAATTTAGATATTTAGATGATAAGAGTAATTCTGGTAATTCATTAATTACTGCGCCATCAGGATACAATAACTCTAATATTCCAGAAGTATTTGAGCATATGATTGAAGATGAGACTTACGATGATTATGGTATTGGATCAGGATCTAGATATATTATTAAAAGAAGTCAAATTAAATCAATTAATATTGCAGAAAATCCTCCACCAGCAACTATGATAACCGTACAAGGTATTTTTGATCCGCAATTGCCCAATATATCTAATGAGGGATTTAATGCCCTATCTCCTGGTGGCAATGGGCTTACACAGGCAGTAGCCATTGACTATGATATGTGGAGAAGCTATGGATTTAAAAATCCAGCTACGGTTAATGTTCCATTTTTAAAAGATCCCGCCACGCAATGTGGACCATATGCAGCTATGTTGCTTAGCAGAAATCGTAAAAATATTTTAAGAGGAACCGCTGTAATATCTGGTAATGAATTTATGCAACCAGGAGAGGTTGTTTTTATAGAAGATAGAGGGTTATTATTTTATGTTACATCAGTTCAGCATAGTTTTACATTTGGAAGCAGCTTCCAGACTACACTTACATTAACTTATGGACATACTCCTGGAGAATATATTCCAACTCCTATGGATATGATTGGCAAAATGCTTTATAACAATAAAGATGTAGCTGAGTTAGCAGTAGAAAGACAGGAAACTTCAAGCAATGATATTAATATTGGTGTTTTACAATTAGATATAGGCGCCGGCATTAGCAAATCATTGGGCACTGGTGATAATGCAAAAGACCCACCAAGCGCTCTCTCTGCCTCTAATGCTCAGACCATTAGTAATATTATATATACTACGGCATATCAACTTACTAGTAATTTCGAAAAGGGAAATGATGTAGTTGCTAAAATTCAATTAAGAACTTATTGTGATAATAATTCAAAGGGTGGAAATGCTACTCTTTTAAAATTTGCTAATGAAGTTAGGAATTCATTAATTAGTGGTGCAGGATTTGGCAGTGG